AACGACCTAAGAAAGATAAGTGATAACTATGGAAAACACTGTAGAAACTACTGATTTACTGTCACCAGAAATTGTGGCAGCACTTCCAGTACAAGAAAATCCAAGTGAGGTAGGTTCTGTGTATAGCGCAGAAGACATTGCTAAGGCTCGTGAACAAGAGAAAGCAAAGTTATACCCTCAGATGGAAAAGATGAAAGAAGAACTGTCATCTTTAAAGAAGGCTCGTGAAGAACAAGCCGCTAAAGAAGCAGAGCGTGAACAACGTAACGCTGAAGAGTTAGTTCGCAAAGAAGCACAGAAGAAAGAAGAAGAGGAATCTGAACTTTCTTTTAAAGACCTCCTAAAAAAGAAGGAGCAAGAATTTCAGGCTCAACTAGAGGCTGAACGTCTTGAAAGAGAACGTGCCTTTGCTCTATTAGAACAGGAACGTAAGTTCCAAGAAGTTATGAATTATCGTCAACAAAGAGTTGAACAAGAGCGGGACAATATTGTTCCTGAATTGATTGACTTGATTGACGGCAACAGTGCAGATGAAGTAGAGCAGAGCATCGCAATGTTGAAAGAAAAATCTGCTCGAATTTTGTCATCTGCTCAACAAGCAATGCAAAGCGCAAGACAACAAATGGCAGGAACTAGAATTACTAATCCTGCCGCAGGACCCCTCGATAATGATTCGGAACAAAAATCGTACTCACCTGATTCGATCAGGGAAATGTCATTGGCGGATTATGCGAAACAAAGAGCCAAACTACTTGGCACAGCAGCCAGCAATCGTGGTCAGGGACTGTTCGGTTAATCCCAAACAACTACTAGGAAAGGACTTGACCTAAATGGCAAGTGCAATTACAGGTACAGGGCAACTCGCAGGCGCCCCAACCGCTTACTCAGGCTCAAATACAAGCCTGAACCAAGCAATTCAAACAATCTGGTCGAAAGAAATTTTGTTCCAGGCAATGCCAATTCTTCGTTTCGAACAATTCGCAGTTAAGAAGACTGAACTAGGTGTAGCACCTGGTCTTCGTGTGAACTTCCTTCGTTACAAGAACTTCGCAGTAGATCCAACTCCTCTAACAGAAGGTGTTCGTATGACTACGAATGCACTTACTGCAGAGCAAATTGCAATCACAGTAGCAGAACACGGTTATGCCGTTGCTGTTTCTGAATTGCTACTTAATGCATCATTCGATGATGTAATGGCTTCAGCATCTCGTCTTCTAGGACGCCAAATGGCGCAATACCTAGATGTACAAGCACGTAACACTTTGTCTGCAGCAACTTCTGCAGTGTTCGGTTATGACCGCACATCACTACAAGGTGTAAACGACTGGTACAACGAAGGTACAGTAGCAACACAATTCTCTGACCTAGATGGTAACTACAAGTTATCAACTGGTGCAGTTAAGGATGCTGCTCTTACTCTTGCTTCTAAGAACATTCCTCGCTTAGGTGAGACTTATGTAATGTTCGTTAGCCCAAATCAATCTCGTGATATCCGTTCAAACCCAGAGTTCATTGAAGTAACGAAGTACGCCGCACCTGGTAACTTCATGCTTGGTGAAATTGGTCGTTTGTACGACGTAGTATTCATTGAGACAACACAGGTTAAGAAACTAGCAGTTAACGCTGCATACACAACTTCAACATCTGTTGGTCTTCCAGCATCTCAGATTGAGGTTCCTGTTAAGGCTAACACTGCTCCAGGAAGTGGTGGAAATCCAGAGTCTGCAGATTTCACAGCAGAAAAGGGTTATCTAACTACTGCTACTGGCAACGGTGCTTCAGTTTATGAAGCAATCATGATTGGTGACAATGCATTTGGTCACGCAATCTCTCTTCCAGTTGAACTTCGTGATGGTGGCGTTCTTGACTTCGGTCGTGAGCACGCTCTTGCTTGGTATGCAATCTGGGGTCTTGGCGTAATCACAGATCAAGCGATCTGCAAGGTTTACACCAACTAATTTGTTTTACCCTGATGTCTGGGAGCCTTACTCCTTTTTTGGCTCCCAGCCATCACTAACTATTTTAGGAGAATAAACAACGTGGCAAATACACAAACAAGTCCGCTTGATGCAACAGGCAGAGCAGCGGAACAAGCATCAAAGAAAAATGCAGCAGAACTAAAGAAGCGTAAAGAAGAACTTTCAATTGCTTCTCAAGTTGAGTCGGAAAGTTTGGAGAAGGATATTTTTGATCCTAAAAATCCAGACGCCCCACTAGTGCTAGATGAAATCGAAAATGTTGGAGTTTCAACTGCAGGTGACATGGTTGTCATCCGCACAATCACCGACATTGATGACATGAGTTATGGAGTTGGCAATACCTACACTTTTAAAGCAGGTGTTAAGTACAGGGTTCCAAAATCTCTTGCCGATTACCTAGAACAACTAGGTTACATTTGGCGGCCAAATTAAAGACTAGCCGTCGCTAGTAGTCCGACTCTCAACTGGTTCCCGCCCTCCTCCCAGTTGGGAGTTGGACCTTTTTATTTTTGCGCTGAATAAAGTCTTAATACACGAGATGATTGGCATAGAATTTTAACGGAGGTTATGTGGCCACGATTTCAAGCCTAGCGGATCGACTAAGATCTGAAATTGGCGATATCCCAAAGTCTTTTGTTTATCAATTTACTGCTGATGGGACTACTAATCGATATTTAATTCCTTACTCCCCTTTAGATGGATTAAATCTAATAGTTAACTTAAACGGAGTAGATATATCTGATGATGTAGAGGTTGAGGAAGCAACTGGTTATATTGTTTTTGACACAGTGCCTGCCGCTGATGCTGCAGTAGTTGTTGCTGGAAACTACTTTAGATACTTTACAACAAATGAAGTTCAATCTTACATAAGCACAGCGTTTTTAGAACACTCAGCCTTCCACACCGATGCCTACGGTCGCAGTGTTAGTCTGCAGAATATTCCTACACTTGAAGAGTACCCCGTAGTTATTTACGCATCAACTCTAGCCCTCTATGCATTGGCTAATGATGCTGCTTTTGATATTAACGTCTTTGCTCCAGATGGTGTAACAATTCCAAGGTCTGAACGTTATCAACAATTAATGCAGATGATTGAATCTAGAAAACAACAGTACAAAGAATTGTGTTCTCAACTTGGTATTGGTCTGTTTAAGATTGATGTCTTTAGTTTCCGCAGAATTTCAAAGACTACTAATCACTACGTGCCAATCTTTCAACCACAAGAGATCGACGACCGCTCAGCCGCTACCCGTGTTCACTTGCCTACCCCTACCTATGGCAATGTGGAAACTCCAGTATCAATTGTTACTCAGGACCTCTTTGTCTATGAGGGAGATGCCTACGAGTTCACTATTGTTCTTGATTTTGAAGTGGATACCTATACCGCAAAAGCAGATATTCTAGGAGTAGGTATTCCTGGAGTTATAACAACTTTTACAATTACATTTCCAAATGTCGGTACAGCAGACGGAGCAGGACTTCGTACTCTAAAATTAGCACTCACTGGAACACAGACACGTATATTGCCTAGAACCTCGTACTACGATGTTCAGTTAACTAAAGACGGAGTCACCCAAACATATGTCAGAGGAAAGATATTTAAGACAGAAGAGGTAACAGAATGAGTCAGTACGTAAGACCAGGAACTACTGTTCCAATTGTAGTAAATGACGTAATCTTAATAACTACACCCTCTGGCACTCAAGACTTTGGAACAACTAGCGGTGCACTAGAGCCACAGGCGCTAGCGTATGAGCATACTCAAAATGCAGTTAGTGCTTCTTGGGTAATAACTCATAACTTAGGCTTTAAGCCTAACGTTACAGTTGTAGACTCTGCTGGTACAATCTACGAAGGTGAAATAGCGTACACTAATTTGAACTCACTTACGGTCTCGTTCTCCCAAGCCTTTTCAGGAAAAGCATATTTATCTTAAGGAGATAATGTAAATGGCCCGTAAGTTTTTAACCCCGATTGATTTAACTAAATTAGAATTACAAAATGCAAGAATACAAAACTTAGCCGAAGCACCAGGATCTCCTGTTGTTGGACAAATTTATTTTGATACTGTTCTAGGTTTTCTTCGTGCTTGGAATGGCACAGCATGGAT